ATTCCTACTCTAGCACCACTATCAATTTTGAAAGTCTTTTGATATCCATAATAGTAGAAAAATAAGACATAAATCAAAGAGTCAATTTCAAAATCATCTTTAGTATCTGTTATATTTCTTTCAGCCTCAGTAATTAGTTCTATCAACCCCAAAATAGCTAGTTGATTTCTATCCATCGTCAAAATAAAGCTAGAACCCAAGTCTAGAAAAGTTCTTTGAAAACATAGTTTATCATCTACCTCCATAATAAAATTATTAATTGTTCCATTGGTAAGCTTCACTTTCTCGTTATCAGAGAAATTGTTATTAGTGTATATTGCTCGAATTTTTTTATTCAAACTATTACTTAATTTATAATTTTTACCTATTCTATCATATATTGAAAATATGAATTGCTCATAAGACATATCCCGAACGGTTTCAAAGCTTCGAACATTAACAAGACCCCATGTAATACTATTAATAACTAAGTTTAACTTTTTGAAGTGCATTCTTTCTGTGTACTTCTCAATATCACCACTATATGTCATTCTCTGGACACTTTTATATAATTCAATCAATCCAAGTTCTGACTTGCATACAACACTGACCATTATCATATACTGTTTGATCAAGTTATTAGGATTATCAGTTTGAAGAATCAAGTGATGTATTAAATCAAAAGCTTTAACTAAATCTTGCTTGTTGTTTGAATAATACGCATCTATCGCACATTTTTTTATGCGTAATTCAGGGTCATGTATGCTTAAATGATTCGTTAATTTCCCTACTCCCACTGCTTTATTCAAGCTTTTTAAATATGATTCTTGAACTCTATTCTCATACTTATCCGCGTTAGTAGCAATATCTATCGTTGAGAGCACGATCATTATTATTAGTAAATAGTTCAAGAATAAATCAGCAGCAACAAAATTAAAGTTCCTATTAATTACAAAGAGAAAATTTAGCATCAATAATGTAATCGACAGAACAATTGCGTCAAGATAGTTAACTGGATTAGATGTATTAAAAAGAAATTCTTTAATCTTTACTCCCCAAAAAGAAATATCCATGTATGGAATGACTATACTGACTATTGCAAAGACCGTTATTGATAATGCTCCTTGAATCTGCCACATTACTTTTGATAATTCATATAATTCTTCCGGATTATATTTAACTACGAGAAACTCTAAATTTAGAAGATCGATCACAGGCACAACTATTCTCACAGAAAAGAAAAAGTATAAGAATAGTATTGTTCCATAAAGACCGAATTTCATCACTAAAAAGTTATTTTTTTTGAATTCAAACATTCGCTCCATTTCCTTCTCCATTCTTAATGCGCACAATTTTATCTCTAATAGTGTTTATTATATCAATATTTGTATAAAATATTCCATCTTTTCTTGCAGTTGTAATTTTTTTAGAGCATACTATTATTGTCCTTCTTTATGGAAGAACATAGAATAGTATAGTTTATGGAGGTTCTAATATGTTAAAAGCAGCCTTAGAATTCATCAACTTAAATATTAAGCAATTCGCAACTGCCTTCATAGCCGGCGTTATATTCATTCTTCTCCCCGAAACTCCAAAGGCAGCTTTTAATACAAACCACTCATATGCAATTTATAGGTTTTGTCATTTTTTCGTTCTGGCTGTATCCTCATCCGCACTATTAGTCGAATTTATTGATTTCTTAGTTTACAAGTCAAAGCTTCTTTATGAAGAAATCGAAAATAGAAAATCAGCAAAGAAAAGACTGCAATTACTAAATCCCATTGAAAAGACAAATCTTAATAGGATTATGAATGCTCAAAATCAACCAACTCAATTACGCACATCCGCACTAAAGGTCAGGGAATTGAAATATGCAAACATTATATATCGAATCCCTCAACTAGGTAGCCATATGTATAGATTCCCCAAGTGGCTGTATAAATATCTCGAGAGACATCCTGAAATTCTAAAATAGAAAAATGGACCGGCTCTCGCCGGTCCATTTTCATATTCCTATTCAATTGGCATCTCCACAAGGAATACTTGAAGGCGATCAACTGCAGCTTCCAACATCTCATCTAATTTCTGCTGAGTCACAAACAGCTTCACGATCCCTGGTATCATCGAGTATGTCTTTCCCAAAACGTAATTGTATTTCATCTTCCCTGTACCGGATCCGTAGATCTTCTCAGCTTCAATCACCAACGAAAGCAAAATCTGCCGCACAATATCGATCTGCCCATTGTAGAGCAGTGCCAGGAGAACACCAGTAAACGCCCCTATCGCAACCACATTCATGGCCACCTGCATAGGTAACATGCCCTGGATCCCCATAATCAAAACTACGACCAGAAACACTACCAAGAGAGCTGCCAGAATCTTAATTGTTTTTTTCATTTTTATTATCCTCCTCTGCATATCGAGCCATCACGACTAGCATCAACCAGGTTGGTGCCGGCTTGGCCAACTCCTCTTCTTCACTCCATTTGTCAGGATCATTCAAGATCCCCCGCGCCGCCAATTCCTTCACAGCTTTTCGACCTAGATCTCTTTGCCACTTCTCAAGTTTCTCACTCATAACAATCTCCTCTACCTGCTCTTTAAATTTTTCAAACGCATCCGGATGCTGCACAAACCAACGCGGGCAATCTTTCCATCCAACGATGCCATGGTGTGTCCAGATATCTGAATTCGGATTCAGGTCATACTTGATACAGAGTTCTGCGCATCGATGCGCTGCTGAATCCAATGTTGCACTGCTAAACTCGCCAGTCCAATCCTTATGGCACATTTCAATGCCATAGGTATAATCATTCGGATAAGAGGAAAGCTTGGCCAGGGCCGTAACAGTGTACTTCTTTGAGCCGGCATGATAAGCCATTTCATTTTCTGGAATGCACACTAAGCGTTCGCCAGCAATCCCAATGATCTCATGTGCGGATCCGAAACCTTTATTACCATACTTCCTGGTCTCGAAGTAGCTTCGGTTCCCTGCAGGGGTAGACCTAGGGTTGGCCACCCAGTGAACCACGATCCCCCGCATTCCCTTCAGCAATCTTCCTGGGCGTGAATATCGATTAATCGGCAATAGCTTCGTCTCAGTACTATACACGCATTTCATAATCTTCATCCTCTCGATCAGCTTCTGAATATTCATCAACCTTAGATTCTAATATCTGCTTCTCTTTCCTATGCATCCAAAAAAGAAGCCACCCAAGGTCAGCTCCTCCATCTACTAAATTCTCCACAACCGATTGTCCTTCCCGCAGGAACATGACCGCGTATACTACTGTTGCAAAGAAGACTCCCATTTTCTGCAATGGTGCTACCCTATAGCTGCAACCTGCCAGAATCATAATTACTAGATAGGAAAATAATTTGATCTTCGTTTTATCCCAAAGCGTCTTGCTGTATATTGCCCTTGTCTTCACAGCTTCCCGGTACCCATCGTTCTGTTTGGCCAATGCCCAGAACTTCGTAAGAATATCCAGAATCATTGCCATGCCAACTGCAACGATGCTGGTAAAGAAAGCATGATCAGGAAAAAGCAAATAACTGACAGCTGATAAAAATAATCCAATCACAGGATTGGATCCATCAAGCACCTTCGAAAAGTATTCCTGTAATTGTGTCATTCGTACCTCCCTGTCCTTTAGATTAAAAACTCGCGCTCATATTGAAAGTCGTGAGGCTCGATTTTTCTTCGTATGTTACTTCAAGTCTCATGTAGTCAACTGGGTCATCTGGAGTGCGGCCATAGTATCTAAGAAGCTCATCTGCACTAACTTCATCCGGAGTGATAAACAACTTCAAAATTGAGTCATTATCCACTCGAAAGCCATGCATTAAAGCCCTCTGTGAGGTCCCACACAGCCCATTGAGGCGGATTCACGTACGTACTTACACTGCCCCATATCGAAGTAAGAACTGATGAAACTTCTTTCTCACCAATCGTAACAACCGGATACCTGTCTGATGGATCCAAGTTGTCTGATGACTCGCTATAGAAATACACTTTGAATAATATCTGCGTTATTGTCTTGTTGGCGCTGTTCGCAATATTAATCAAGTCCTGCAGATGGTGGAAAAACACAATCGACCGATCCTCTTCAGTATATGGCGGCGTCTCATCGTCCTCTAGGTAAATCCCTTGGTCGCTCGTTGCCAAATCATAATAATGGTCATCGATGTATAGCACCGGATAGACGTGAGACACATCAGTTGTATATGTTTTCATCTTCGCCATAGCCTACTCCAAACTTGTGACATAAGATGATGGCGCACCATAATCAATGCTCCATGACATCCAATATTCTGAGCCATCAAAATGCAGCCCATAAAAAGTGGCAACGGAGGCTCCCCCACCAATCGCCGGCTGTTCTTTGTCCGGTGTGATAATTCCATTAGGGAAAGTGATCACATGGCCCCCGGTGGCGTCTTGCTTCACCTTCAACGACAAGCCTGCGGCGGCAGCCGGATCCAGAAATGACAGCGTGACATCTTCGGTCAAAGTGATCTCCGCCTTGTTGCCCTGCTTCCAATCAATGATTGCCGCTTCGTTCGAAGAGGTGATAACCTGCTTCTTAAACGAAATGGTTTTTTCATTGGAATCAAAGCTTGCCACATCATCAAGTTCAACATCTTGTGTCACCGTGATCTTATCCGTTTTTGCTTTCGCCGCGTCCGCTTTGTCTTTGTTCGACTTCATTTGAGCATCGATCGCTGCATTATCTGCAACGAAATCCTCACGTTTGGGATATTCATTAGAAGCCCATTGGTTCAATCCAAAATTCGTCGTTTTCACTGCACTCGACATTTTTTCACCTCTCTATACTTCATAAACTTCAAATTCATCCCAGCTCAGATTCAGTGCGTCCCACTGTGTCCAGGTCTTATTAAACACATCGAACTCATTCCAGGTCATGTAGACAAATTCATACTCCACACCAAGATGAGCAGGTTTGATGTCCTCGATCCACGCTTGGAACGCGCTGAAATTCGGAGGCAGACCTCGGGTGGAAACAAACTTGACTTTGAAATAACCGAGCTTCGCATACTCGGTAATCTCAATGGAACCGTTCTCGAATGATTCAGCTGCATTCAAAACCATCGCCCTGGTGAAAGTCCCTACGCCTCGAAGCTTAGAAATTATCACAGACCTACGGTTCGCATAGGATTCACTCTCATCCGTTCCAAGATCCAAGAACGATTCCCAGTTGGCCAAGCCCCAAGTGGCTGTTGGCACGTACATCTGATTGAGCACGTCCTCGAT